TAGATGCCAATGGTTCTTTTGGAGTCAACCTTAAAGACTCTTCTCTCAACTTCCGCGACCGTTTGTTTGAGATTTTGCGTCCCGGTAACGTGTTTCCCTCTACGGTAAACCCCACAGTCAGTGACGTTGATGCAGCTTTCTACTCAACATTCGATGCAAACACCAGGTTTATTGATCCTCATATCGAGATAAGCGCAGCCTACAACACTCCGCCCTTGTTGGATCCTGAGGCAGCAACTTACACAAACGTGTATACATTTGAGCCCACTGGGGCATTGTTAGATCAATACGATCTGATTGAGACGACTCAACCTGTACCTATTTACTACCCTGTTCAAGCCGCTTTCACCCCTTACTCAAAAGAGAAGAAAGATCAGACCATATACGGAAATCTAGTTCTTCAACAGATTGTTCCGCTTGTTCCAGGGGACTATCTGCAAGGTCAAGTGGTTTACTGGGACCCTGCCAATGGTGGTGACAATGAACTCCACGTTATTACGGAGAATGTCACTATTGGGTCTCAGGCGGACATTCAACGGCTATATCAAAAAGGAACGATTTCTGACGCCAAAGTTTATTCTCCCTGGGTTGTTGGCAACTCTTACCAGGAGACTACCAGCGGTGGCATCTATGATCCGGAAATCGTTGAATATGACTACCCTACGCCCATTGTAGATGGGGTTGCCGCAAACGGTCAATATGTCCCTGAACCCTTGTCGATTGTTCCCCTAAGTAAGCGACCAGGAGCTTTTATCTGGGTTGTCGGCCAAAACTTCACTTTACAGCCACCAACCAATGACATCACGGGAGCTCAAACAGCGTTCAAGATAGGGTCCCCCGTGGCGCCAAACCTGCTGGAATCTGACGGAGCTTATAGTGCTGGCACCTGGGTCTATACGCCTCAGATAGGCTCTGGCCCAAACCCAGTCGCAGACCCTTACTACAACTATGTAGACATTCGCCTTGGTGTGGTGAATAAGTATGCTTACGTGGTTCAATCGTTTACATTTGACCCAGACGGTCGCACCGTAAGTGCTTATTTCGATGAGCTTGTTGAACAAGGCATCATCAAGGAAGTTCTAGTTCAAAATGGGGATAACGGTCTCCCCATCTCCAAGTACAGTCCCCGTTTTCCTGCCGCAACTTACTTAGAATACCGGGCTGATTCGGGATCGGTGCCGGAATACTTTATTGCCGCAAAGTATTTTACACCTACTAGCACAAATGCTCAGGATTTGGTAAACCAAGGCTTGATATTTCCGTTGTATATTAACAGCGTACAGTATTCTTCTTATGTTTTACTGTTAGAGAATCCTTTATCTAAAGTTCAAAGACCTACAAGAATGTTCCGGTTCTTCAAAGGAGATCGAACTTTCTTCCGTCAAGGGTCTCAAGTCATTTCCTACACTGCCACCACCAACGTGCACCCACTTTTTGAGTTCTACATTTATCTCGAGAACGGTATTTTTGTTGAGACAGCAAGGTACTTGCCAGCGCAGTTTGAGTCCCAAGATTATATCCCCTACTTTAATCCAACATATGTAGAATACTCTGAGGATACGGTCCTCTCGGAGGACGGGAGAAATCTGTATCGCGTAATGCTGGCCTTTACTCCCCCGGAAACCGTTGTCAACTGGACGAATACAACCGTTGCAAATACAGCGCGTTATGAAGAGTTCATTCCCCGGAATACCGGGCGCGAGGGGTCCGGTAACTTGCTTCGCTATGTTGACCAGTATGTTTGCGAAGAAGACATTCTGTCTCAGTTCGGTCGGGACATCTCGGCGATTAAACTTGGGGTGGCTCAAATCACGGTTATTCCTAAAAACAGCGGACGCTACTCCAACTCTCGTAATAATGAGGTGTACGTCTGGGAAAACACAGCAACACTGACAGAAGTACCCCAGCTGTCCTGGTATTCTGGAACTCCTTACCAGTTTACACCGCCTGACTACAGAGACGGAACGATGAAGTTATGAGTCAGCAACTTACGCCAATCAGTGGAGGCATTGTTCCCGAGGTCCAGACCACGACCGTGCAGTCTCGACTCAATGTGCTCTCCCCACAGTACATCGATGTTAATAATTTGCACTCGCGACCGACGGAGTGGATTCCCGGTGGCCGACCAATTTACCGTCGTTTACCGGCCATCAGTGAAACATACCAGATTGACTTCTTTAATCTGGTCACTGAGTCAAACGTTACTGGCAACACATCGGTTCGCACGAACATTGAGAGTATAGGCTATGTCTATATTCCCTGGGGAGAGAGCATCAATGGGGCAGTTTCGCTGGAGGTAACCAAGTCAAACAACTCTCAAGTAATGCTCATTAAGGGTGGTGCCATCGTCTGGAGATACGGAAAGACTCTGGTAAGACCTACGATTGTAGACCTCAAGGTTCTCGATGTGAGTCAGTCCGTATATGACATTGCGTATCAACTTATTTATGACGATGCACCGACTGCCGAAATATACTCCGTCACTGACTTTGCTCTCACTGGACAACCGCTAAACATTACAAGTAGCACAGATGCTATTACCGGTTGGCGCTATCCTGGTGTGAATGCTTTTTTGAATGACGGCAGCTCAAGATGGTCGAACGAGGACACCTACTATCCGTCTTACGCACAACCTGCGACGGCTTTCCTGCAATGGGAGAGTGAGCTGGGGTCTGCTTACTCTACCATAATACTCCGCTGTCCTTCCGGGACTGCATACAAGGGTACGGCCACTTTGTCTTATGTTAACAATGGTGTACTATCTCAAGTAAGCACGGTGTCGGTGTCGGAGGATACCACGGGACAATTTTTTGAGTTCACTGTAGAAGACCCAGTAATGCAGACGGGCTGGAATGTTACATTCTCCTCAACCACTGTTTCCGTTCAGTCTATTACTGTGACGGGAACTTTGACGCTGTTATCTTCTCAAGCGACTCTGTCACCTCGGGCAACGTTGGTAATGTACCCAGCAGGAACTTTGCCAAAGACTTTTGTTAACAGCCAGGGGGAAGAAATTCCAGCAACTTATGCTACTCTGGCCCAGGTAAGCATTGACAACAACTTCTCGATCACAGAGATCCAAGACACTCGAGAAATAATCCACCGAGACTATGTTCCTGTGGCCAACTGGCTGACTGCACCGTTCGATCAGGACCTTATAAACTTGTACGAACAAGTCTCGGATTACGCCAATCTCTGGATGGCACCCATCTCTTGTATGAAGCAAGAGTATGTAAACTTGGAAACAGACCAAATCACTGTGGAGTCTTAGTATGACGCAATATAATCCCACCTTTAATGTTTCAGGTTTCGAGCTGCGTAACTTCACTGACCCTTGGTTGACACCCACCCAAAGCACGGAAGTTACTCAAACTGAGGGTAGGGTTAACTCCCAGCTAGACTTTCTGGCACAAATGCTTGGCTGGAATGGTCCTAACTATTGGGGGAATCTTCCTAGCACTCCGGATCAGAAGCGCCAGCTTTTGGGCGGAACATTCGGGGTCTATAATAGCTATATTATTCCGAAGATCTACGAAGTTCGCAACTGGAACACGGAGGTTAAAAATTCGGCTGGGCAAGTTGTAAAAACTATTGTGAATGCGATTGTTACCGATCGGTTGCAATTTCTGCAACCTGGGAGAACAACGCAAGTTGCTCGTATACTGCTAGGCGACGATGTTTACCAGATTCAGTCGGTAGATGTCGATGGTGACAAGTATATAATTTCCATCGGAACTCTTCCACAGAGTTTTTATGACCAGATCGCAGCTAATGTGCCGCTGCGCATTGACATTCCAACTTATCGACCCACACCGTTCTATCGACCCTCCGTTGGAGTATCAGGTGATTACTCCTTTGTGTGTGGTAGCAGTGGCTCAGAGCTACTGCTATATCCTGGTTACGACTCCGATAAAAAATTTCCTGTAAAGTTCCCCATACTCTTCGCAGGGTCAACATACTACTTTAATCAGCCTATTTATTTGTCACTGACGTCTACGCTTCAGCCAGAAATCTCACCAACTTACGACCCTGCCCTAAGTCAGTGGTTTATCCGCATACCGGATAGCCTCAGTAGCCCAGCAGGAATTGCTGGTTATTTAGCTCAGGCAAACTCAAATGCCGTTGAAGCGAATAACTACTCCACGCAGGTTACAATCCGACCTTGGGCTGACAACTCGGACTGGAATAATATCTCTACTCTGGATAACTTCCGAGGGGCTTGGGGTAATAAAGGTGGCGCATTGCCATTTAATCTTGTTTTCGACTCTTTAAGCATCCACGGATTTGATGAAGCTCAATCTCTATATTTGCCGCCAATCGCCGGCAGTCTGTCGTTTAATCAGATTGTAAACTATATCTACTACCAGAAGACCGTAGTATCCGAGCTGGCCCCCGGAGGTGCCAAGGAAGGGGATCTGTGGTGGAATGAGAATAATGGCGTGCTTTCTGTGTGGTTACCGAGCGATTCTGGGTGCGGATCCTGGGTGGAGATTGATTACCGGCAGTCGCCTCGGCAAACACCTGCCCCGATGATGACATTCGTCGATATGACTGCGTTTCGGGCGGCGGCGAGTACCATCCCGGTCGGGACTGTGGTTCGTATCGACGATATTTCGGGACTGACCATCACTGACAATGTACTTGGAGTGCAAGGTACATTGACAACCCCTGGAACGCTGGTTCTTCATCAAGACGCTACCCCCTACTGGATTCCGGATGAGTTTCGTTATGTAAACGTTACTGATTTTTCTGTCGACGCTCAGCTCCTTCCTTACAAAGTTCCCGTCAAAATCTTTGATGGTACAGGTTTGAGTCCGACAACTTTGCAATACACGGTACAAAATCTGAGTATCACCATTGCAGGAAACTACGACGTACTTCTGATGAAGTACTACAACAACAAAACCTGGGAGATTTATCCCGACTCAATCTTGAAGTACATTGCCGATTCAGCCTTGTACGGTGGACCGAAACAGGGAGAAATGTGGTGGGATTATGCAAACTCTGATCCCAATACAAGAGCTGCTGCACTGTACTACTCCTCCCCTTCTGCAATTTTGGACCTTGCCATCTCCTATGCCGGCACTGATCTTGACGATGGCGTGTATATTGGGGTACCTCTCGTTGCACTATCTGGTACAGGCGGATTGGCAGTAGCCAACATCACCGTTCTGGGTAATCAAGTCATTTCATTCTCTATCAATCCGGTTGGCACCGGGGACAAGTTCCAGCTGGGGGATTTAGTTGGGCCAGACCCTTTGACACACCCTCAATTGGTCGGGGCGGTGTTTGAAGTGACAGAGACAACGGCAGAGGCTTGGATCGCCGTGAACTCCCACCCGCAGTTTGCAGCTCCCAACCCTGTCCTTGATCTTTCTACCGTTTTAATCTACTGCGATGGCACCTTAGTTAATAACGGTGTGGCGCATGTATCTGACGACTTCACGTTTACATATACTTACAACACAGTGGACGGAACTTACGACTTCACGTACTCCCCGCTCACACTCAAAGGAAAAGCTCAGCTTCCCGTTATCACAATATCGGACAATCTCTCAACAGTATATAGAGCAGACATAACCGAGCTTGTATTCAGTGGCATCACTTACTATATGAGCCCCAATGTGTATAATGCTGAGACTACTTTGCGGCTGTGGAAGGCTCAGGACTTACAGGTGGCAGAAACAGTTGCTCACCTGGAAGAAGACAACTACATCAATCCGCTGCTGGCCGACCTTAATAATGGCCCGGGACCAGAAAACTGGGAGAAGTATTTTGTTCGTCTACCTCTTGACTATGATAGGAATGGGGCAGTTTGGCAAAAGGTGGCTCTTACTTGCCAGGATTTCGCGTACTGGGGTTCGAGCATTGAGCCCGAGGAGATGCGTTGCCCACCGGAAGACGACCTTCCCGCTATTTACGAGGAACTCTTCCTGTACGATCAACCCATTCCCGACTATACTTACGTTTACTGCGAACCTTATCTTTACTCCAACTTAGCTTACTACAATGCGGTTGAGTCTGGATCCTACCAGAATGCAGGAGTTTTCCCAGCTAGCGATGTAGAGTTTGACGAGTTTAACGAGGCTGAACTAATCTCTTACGAACCCTTGCATAATCGCCAAGCCTTCACTGACATGAAGTTGTTGTCAGTTGAGGTAGAGCGTGTTTTATCGTTGCTCAACGATTATCTTGACGTAGGCAATATAACCGCAGTCCTTGAGCTAACCTCTCAAACAAGTAAACTCGAAGCAAAAGTGTATGGTGACTGGGTTGGGGATTATGCCAACATTAACCCCTGCGCCCCTCTAACCGGTTTCTTCACCACGGACTTACTCAGTGGGGGTCTCGACCCTGTAACTGCCCCTGTTTGGGACGCTTCCATCTACAGGTTCGCTCCCACGTGTGAGAATGCCAAAGCGTCTTACAATGTGGATGCCAATCACTATAAGATTGGCTATGCCTACTTTGTTGCAGACGCTTCTGCCGCCGAGGATGCTTTCTTCGACATCTCGCAAGAAGCTGCTTGGCGTTACCCTGTGACCCAACCCAAGACCCTCTACCTGACACCTCGGTAAGCGGGTAAAACCGTGGAAACGAGCAACATCTATGGCAACCCCACGCAAGAGGTCATCAGGCTTCTCCGAAAAACCGGCTGAAGAAACGAAAATTGAGGAATTTTTGGAAGAGGCAGCGCAGGAAGTATTCGAAGCTATCTCTCAAAAGGAAGAGCCAGCTCCACCGATTCCTGTGGTAATCGAGTCCATTATTCCAACGGAAGACCCCGGACCACGTTTTGTTGAGAAGGCACCGGAACCCTCCGTTCCTGTGGTAACACCTCAGCCGCCTCAACCGGTGGCTCCACGGCGGCATCCTCGAAACATCCCCAAGTTTTCTCGTACTAAGTAACTATGCGCCCACCTAAACTTCGTTCTACTCCTCTTGTTCAGAGCCTCGCGCTCATGCAGCAGCAAACGGAAGCGAACATGAAGTTTGCGGGTTTGCCTCATGGGACTTTACGCGGAACCATCGTTGATGTAGACGATCCTGAAGATCGTGGCCGTGTTCGAGTCATCTTCGACGATATGAATCCCGACATTCCTCAAGTATCGGGAGCTGGGGACTGGTCAAAAGAACGGCTCGGGGAAGAACCCGATAAGTCCCACTGGATCGACACTTCCCCCGCATTCAAGGGGAAACAACCAAAAGGGTTGGTGGGAAAGCGAGTCAACATTGCCGCGTCCAACGGTCAGTATCAGTATGCTGTCTTACAAGACGTGATGTATGACCCTCAGCTGTTAGCGAAAGGGAAAGGCAAGAAACTCGATATGCCCAACAACTCGTCGATGACGAGGTTACCCATTTATGGTTCTGGGGACTTACCGCCTGCCGGGAAAGAAAACCACGGCTGTATGGTCATTGAGGAAGATGGCCCGATGAACTCGGACTGGGTGTGTGTCTGTCTCAAACGAAACGGAAAATACATCTGGGTTCGTCACGTTGACTTGCAGCACGGACACGCAGGCGAGAACGATGGTCAGCAGCCGAACGACTCTGCAGGCGATGGCGAACAACCCGTGGCAGAACAGTCAGTTTGGGACTACGTGTTCCCCACGTCCGCTCAGGAGATGCCTAAATCTTCGGCCTACGGCACCTCCCCACGATCCAATCCCTATGGTGGTGAAGCCACCTGGAATGCGCCCCCCGAATAGCAAATGGCAATCCGTCGCCCTAGCATCTCATCGCCTGACTGGCTCTTTCAAGACTTTTTGTATCAGGCTGCGGATGTTCCGGGCGGCTCGGAACTGCGCTATGTGCAAATCAAGTGGGATGGGCAACCATATACCCGGATATCGCAAAGTTTTGATTACAGTGATCCCCCCTATGTAGGCTCAGAGCAACGCGGCGGGAGCATAGTCGGGCAGATTGATTACGAGATCAACGCTTCCACACGCTTGATTACGATTTATGCCTGGAATGTAAACTTTCGAGATGAGTGGCCTCTGAGGTTAGGCGTAAACTACATTACCCAATGCTTGTATCCTACTGTAAAAGGCTACACTATACGGGTCGCCGGAGACCAGGTCTATAACCAGGCCGGGGAGTCTATAGATGTTGCAAATAAAGACCCCTACGCTTTTTGGGTGAGCGAGCGTTATAATCCTTTGACTAACAAACCGGACGATTACTTACTACGGTAAACCGGGTAAAAGCAGTTATATTCTGGTTGCTGCGTCATGGGTCTGCCCCAGATCAAGGAAATAACTGTACCCTCTACATCCACAGTAATGTTGTGGTTCGATGGACCACTGGACTCGAAAGTTCCGGTGCCTGTTGGATCGTTTACAGTAAACTACGGCAACTATGGCGTAACCACCGTCAACTATGCCTCTGATACAATGATCGTGTTGGAGCTGGATTCTTTCCTGAGCCCCTGGGATGAGGTGTTTGTCTCGTATGAGCCACCACTTGATCTGAAGCAGTGCCTCCGTGGCCCCGTCCCTCCGACTGCCAACGACGTTGTAGTAAAGCGAAATGCGGTTCGGGCTTTTTATCGAGTTCCTGCTAGAAACCAGCTTGCTCCGGATGAGAAGACTGACGGAAGTCAAGTCCAGGCTAACTTAGGCCAAACGATTGGGGGCTATGGCTTCCCCTATCAGAATCGGTCGGGCACCCTCACAGAGCACAAGTCGGACCCCAAATCGGCTTCTCCGGATGACTTCATTGTAGCTTATGGCCTCAAAGAGGCAATCCAACTTACAAATATTGACGATGCTGCTGCCACTACGGTCAATGTGGCAAAGCTTCGGATGGCAATCCAAGATGCCAACAGCTTGATTGATAGCTATATAGAACAGTCTGGCAAGGCCGGGATGGTTCTCATTACCAGCAATCGCCGCCGCACTGCTCTTATTATTGCTCGATACTATCTTGACACAGTCCGTCGTCGCGAAGACGTAAAGGCGGATTACGAGACGGCATTGAAGCAACTGGCTGCTGAAATGCAGATGACGGCGATTCGCGCAGGTAATGGCGATTCGGCGATTGATACTCCGCAAGGTATCATGCGGTCCTGGCGTATTCCTCAGCGCTATAATATGGTTTCCGGTAAGGGTCTGAGCGGTTGGACCACCGATGCCGCTGGTGACCAGGCTCCCGATTACAGAATAGGGTGGGGAGCAGTCGGTCAGAACGATGACTTCCCGAACTGGATCACTGTCGATAACTATACGGAACTTACTGGGGGAACTCCTCAGATTATGGAGCCAACGGATGCAGGTGGCTATGTGATTGATGGCAACCAAGGATTCGGACCCTGACGGCGGGTAAAACCAACTGATGTAAGCCTAACAGGAATGGCATACTCCTTTCCACCTAGCCCAACGGTGGGACAGATATATACGTCCAATGGGCGTACGTGGCGATGGAACGGCACTCAGTGGACAGCCGTGGCAGTTTCCTCTCCAACATCTGCTCCCGTCTACGTCAGTGTATCGCCACCACCGAAGCCCATTCAAGGCTCTCTCTGGTACGATAGCAATAACTCGAACCTTAACATCTGGTACACCGACCTGAATGGAGGTCAGTGGGTATCCGTGGTACCATATCCGCAGGATAATATCAACGAATACGGCGGTGTTTTCCAGGGCCCAATCTACGCTCAGTACGAAATCCCCAACAACCCCTCCGCCTTCGTCACCGTTGGCTATTTTCAAGACCAATTGGTTGCTTACCTTGTGCAGGAAGGGTACATGAGGGCTGGCAACGGCATTCAACTTGACCTCAATGGTGAGGTCCTTTCCATTGATTCCGGACTTATCGTTTAATACCATGGCTCTTACCGTTCAAAATCTTCGCGCAGTGGGCACTGGTGTTGAGCCCGCCTCATTGCTCCCCGGTCAAATTGCCTTTAACATCACGGACAAGGTTCTGTATGTAGGCGATGGCACTAACTTTAAGACCGCCTTTGATGGCACACAAACTCCTGGCGTTCCTGGAGAAGGCTGGTATGCAATGCCGATGGATTTCGCATCCCTCGGCGATTACTATGTTGCCAACCCTAGCTATTGGGGCGACGTTCCTACCGATCAACAAGTTCTGACTTGGAGCACCGCTCTCAATCACCCCATTTGGACCTCCGGCGGTGGTGGTGGTGGTGGTAACCAGGTTTACGTTATCACTAACGCTGACGTTGCTGCTGCCCCTGGCGCCACAACCAGCGCTAAAATCACTGCGGCTATCGGCGTAGCCTCCCCAGATGAGGGCGATGTTACCATCGTGACTGGTCTCCCTGACGACGTCTACGAGGGACTTTACTTCTTTACCACTGAATGGGTGAAGGGCGCAGCCTACGCTTATCCGAGTGCTTCCGAGGTTATCTACGATAATACCGTCACAGGTCTGACTCCTACGGTTCAGGGTGCAATTGACGACTTGGATGCTGGCCTCGCTGCCACAACTGCGATTGCAAACACTGCCAACTCCACCGCCAACTCTGCCCTAAGCATTGCGAACGCCGCTCTGCCGAAGGCCGGTGGCACGATGACGGGTACGATTGTCTCCCGCGCCATCAACGTTCAGGCTGGCAACAATATCACCTTTACTGGTGCTGGCGATATTTCCTTCGCGGCAACTGGCAATGGTATCATCAACGGCATTAGTGACTCCACCACTTCCACGTCTAGCACTCTGGCTGCGTCTGCTAACGCACTCCGATTCACTTACGATCTCGCCAATGCTGCCTTAGCTCGCTCCGGCGGCACAATGACCGGCACCATCACTTTTGCCGCCGGCCAAATCTTTCCTGTGTCCGGCATTCAAGATGCGACTGCTGCCCAAAAAGGTATTGTCCAGATTGGCACCAACATTCAGATTGCTGCGGGGGTTATTAGCATCCTAAACTCCACAACCTCCAATAAAGGTGTGGTCCAGCTGAATGATACACTGACGAGTAGTGCTACTGATGAGGCCCTTACGGCTCGGGCGGGCGCAGATCTGCAGTCTCAGATTGATGCCATCACCCTGGCAAGCAATGTTACTCTGGCAGGTTCCCTGAATGCTACAACGGGGCTGCTCGACTCCGTAACCACTCAAGGTGCTGGCGCTGGATTTGTTGCTGGCTCAGGACTTCCTGCTCCTGCTGCCGGAAACGCCGATTATTACGTTCTGGTTACTATTGGCGGTTCTTACAGCCCTCCGGGTGGTGGTGGCCCTTACAATGCTCAGAACGGTGACTGGTTCCTTTCTAATGGCACTTCTTGGCAATATCTTGGTGTAGGCTCTCGCCCCCAGTCCGCGTCTTACACCACTGCTGGCATTGTTCAGCTTGCTGACACTGCTGTTACCTATACCGGTACCTCGGACACAGAAGCGGTCACTCCGAACTCACTGCAGGATAAAATCACTGACAGTGTTACAACAACCGACAGTAACCTGATTGCTTCTGCAACTGCTGTCAAGGCTGCTTATGATATTGGTGCCGCAGCAATTCCTTGTGCCACCATCACAGCTGTCGGCGACATTGTCGTCGGTGGAGCTGGCGCTACCCCAACTGCGCTCCCCGTCGGTACCGATGGCCAAGTGCTCATTGCCAATAGTACTTGTGCAACGGGTCTCGAGTGGGTAACTGACACTCCTGGGGATGTTACTTCCGTCACCGCAACTTCTCCGGTTACCGTTGATAACACCGATCCCCAAAACCCAATCGTTGGCATTGACGCTGCATCCACAACACAGTCTGGTGCAGTGCAGCTTAACGATACGGTAATCTCCACCTCTACCACCGAAGCCGCTACCGCAAACGCCGCCAAGACCGCTTATGACAAAGGTGTGTCTGCTTGCACTATTGCTCAAGCTGCTGTTCCTTGCTCTTCTTTCCTTGCGAAAGGCAATATCCTTGGTGGTACCGCTGCTGGAACCTACAGCGCTCTAACGGTCGGCACAAATGGCCAGGTTCTCCTGGCAAACTCTGCCTGCGCCACTGGCTTGGAGTGGGGCAACGCTTGTTACGTCCCTGACGCCTGCTTCACTGCGCTCGGGGATTTAGTGGTCGGTACCGGAATCGGCACATACAGCACTCTTACATCTGGCACTAATGGCCAGGTTCTGCTTGTTGACACCGCCTGCGCCACAGGCCTTAAATGGGGCACTGCACTACAAGGTTACACTTGTTCTGCCACACCATTCAACACTGCCCTTGGTACGAACGCTGGAGACTCAGTCACTTCTGCTATCAATAACACACTCATTGGATACGATGCTGGCACCGCCATTACCACAGGTGGAGATAACACCGTAGTTGGTTATCAGGCAGGTGACTCTTTGACAACCGGTTTCCGTAACGTTGCCATCGGTAATCTGGCTCTCGGCGGTGCTACAACTCAGAATACAAACACTGCTATCGGGTGGTGCGCCCTTGCTGGTGGTGGCGGGGGTAACGCAAACGTGGCTGTGGGTGTTGAGGCTGGGAAGGGCGTAACCACTGGCAATGACAACGTGTTCGTGGGTAAGAATGCCGGTCTCGGCTCTACCACGGGCGGTACTAACACCTTTGTCGGGTCTTTTGCTGGCGACTCCTCTGGTGCGACAGGAAATTCAGTCGCTTTAGGTAGTTTTGCCCTTAGCGGCGGGTTGACTGCAGGTTGCCAAGTTGCTGTTGGATTTGGGGCTTTGTGCAGCCTGACCAGCGGAGCCTCTAACACAGCGATCGGTTACAGTGCGGGAGACTCTTTGACTTCGGGCTCCGTAAACACTCTGCTTGGATTTAACGCTGGATGCGCTCTGACGTTAGGCGGCACCAACATCCTGCTCGGCGCCAACGCGGGCGACAGCATTACCACAGGATTTAACAACACCATTATTGGGGATGTGTCTGGAAATACCAGCCTGGTTGGCAACCTTATTCTTGCCGCTGGTACCACAATCAAGTTCCAGGCCAATGACTCTGGCGCTTGGTCTCCAGATGGTACTAACTACGGCACCGCCGGTCAGTTCCTTGCATCAAACGGCACCGTTGCCGCCCCCTCCTGGTGCACTCTGTCTCTTGCTTGTGTTCCTTGCTCCGCTTACACTGGCCAAGGCGTGCTGTTGGTAGGCACAGGAGTATCCACTTATTCCGCCCTTACAGTTGGCACGGATAATCAGTTCCTGGTTGCCGATAGCACCTGCATTGGCGGCATTAAGTGGACTACCGCTCCAGGTGCATTCTTAAAGGGAATTACTTGTGGATCCAGTGAAGCCCCTTACACTACAGCGCTCGGATTTGAGGCTGGCGACTCAGCAACCTCAACCGGCTTTTACAACGTATCCGTAGGCTACCAAGCGGGCACAAACATAAGTGGAGGCGATTACAACGTTGCCCTAGGCTCTTTTGCAAACTACGGAACTGGTTCCCAAAACACTGCTGTAGGCCACGGTGCCCTGGGTAACTCTTCTGCAACCGCAAGCAATAATGTTGCTGTTGGGTATCAATCTTCAGACGCTATTACGACGGGAACCAACAACGTTGGTGTAGGAATCTTTTCCCTAGGGGCGGCTACCACAGGCGATAGCAACGTTGCTGTTGGTGCCGCTGCGGCGTGTTCGGTTACTCTTGGATCCAATAATACGGCCATTGGTTGTGGTGCTCTTTCTGCAGTCACAACTTCCACCAATAACACCGCCGTCGGATTCAAAGCGATTAGCACAGGTACTGGGGGGGTAAGTAACACCGCCATCGGCTCTTGTGCGGGCAATAGTGTTAGCGGAGACGGCAACGTTTTCGTTGGAGTCAATGCAGGGGGCACTGCAACTACTATCTGTAACGCTGTTGCAATAGGTAATGGTTCTCTTGGCGTCTCCACCTTTGGCGCCAATGGCGCTGTTGCGGTAGGATTTGGTGCTCTCGACGTTCTAACATCTGGTGCCCGTAATACGGCCCTCGGTTATCTGACTGGCAATAATGTTGTTACTGGCGCTGATAACACACTGGTGGGCTGGTCTGCAGGCGATAATCTTACCTCCAGCTGCAACACCATTGTCGGAGCTAATGCTGGCGGAGCAATTACCACGGGAGCTTCAAACACACTTGTCGGGGTCGGCTCGGGCCTGCTTCTCACAACTGGAGCTTGCAACACTCTAGTAGGAGGCTATCAGGGAACTGCAACCCTGGCCAATAATGTTGTTCTCTCTGACGGTGCAGGCAATATCAAGCTGCAAATCAATGAGAACGGTGCAGTCGGTGTTGGAACCACTCCGAGCTACGGTACCGCTGGGCAGATTCTTACATCTTCCGGTACGGGTGCTGCCTCAGCCTGGTCCTCCTCCCTCCCGCAAGTTACAGCTCCCACTGCATCTACAGATGCTGGCACGCAGGGTCAAATCGCCTCCGACGCAACCTACTTCTATATGTACACTGGCGGCCGCTGGCAACGTGTTGCCTGGGATGCAACCGCTTGGTGATAATTGGGCGCCCTTCGGGGCGCCTTAAACAAAAGGTACTCTCGCTAATAAGGCAATGGCCTCTGTTTCTCAGATTCGTCTTCAACAAGCGCAGGGAGTTAGATACGTAGGTGGGGAAGCTATCCTCCCTCAGGAGCCTCTTCCCTTACCTACTCCGGTACTCGCCATCCCCGAAGTTATTCCAGATGGAACAGACCTCGGGGTTGTCAAAGTCGAGAACGGCAAACTCGTTCTTGATATGGCCGACTTCAATCCTGATTTCGGCATTTTCTATCCGCGCAGTAGTGGGGGGTCCTCCTCTTCTACCCGCTCCTGAGGTAAAAGTTACGTAACCAACGATACCCATAGCTTTTAAATAAAATGGTTAACAATCTTCAGTTTCTTCGCAGTCTGAACGCTGGCACCTCGCCCGTCTCTCTGGCTGCTGGTCAAATCGCCTTCAACCTGCCTGACAAAAAACTGTTTGTTGGTGACGGCACTGACACCATCAAGCGCCTTGACGGCACCACCGAGTCCGTCCTCCTGGGCGAAGGCTACTTCGAGAGCGACCTGAGCCTGGTATCTTCCAGCGCTTACACCGATCAGAAGATCGCTGATCTGGTCGACTCCGCCCCCGAACTGCTCAACACTCTGAACGAGCTGGCCGCTGCTATCGGCGACGACGCAAACTTCGTCACCACCGTCACCAACTCGGTTGCCACTGTTCAAACCAACCTGGATGCCGAAGTTGCTCGCGCCCAGTCCGCTGAGGCCTCCCTCAATGCCTCTCTGGGTGCCGAAATTGCTCGCGCCCAAGCCGCGGAAGGAGTCCTGACCGCCGATCTGACTGCTGAGGTTGCTCGCGCTCAGGCTGCCGAAGCTTCTCTGGCTGCTGACTTGGCCGCTGAGGTTGCCCGTGCCGAGGCTGCTGAAGCCGTCCTGCAAGCCGCTATTGATGCTGAGCAAGCCCGGGCCCTGGCTGCCGAAGGTGTACTCCAAGGTAACATCGACAGCGAAGCCGCTGCTCGTGCCGCTGCCGACAACACCCTGCAGTCCAACATTGATGCTGAGGCTGCTTCCCGTGCATCTGCCGACAGCACCCTGCAATCTAACATTGACAGCGAAGCTTCTGCCCGTGTTGCTGCCGATGTAACTCTGCAGGCCAACATCGATGCCGAGGCCTCTGCCCGCGTTGCAGGTGACGCTGCTAACTCCGCCGCTGTCTCCGCTGAGGAATCCCGCGCTCTGGCTGCTGAGGCTGCTCTGAGTGCTCGGATTGCCGACATTGAAAACGGTATCGATCTTGGTACCTTTGGTGGTGGCGGTAACCAGCAACAGTTCTGATTATTACTCTAACTCTCCGGACCCTCGCTTCGGCGGGGGTCTTTTTGTGCCCGGGTAAAAGTTGCTATCTGGCATGAAGTAACTTGGAGCTGAGTACCATTACGCGCATCGAGCAATATATGTGCGACGCGCTAATTGCGAGTCCACTGATTCCGCTTGGCGTGAATGTGCTGCGCCTTGCAGATGTGATTGACAAGGAGGGTGTTGTCTCTCAGACGAATAATATTGTTGTTCGCTACACTGGTGCTAACAATACGGTGAAGAACCGTGTGCCGATGGTATTCGAGCGCTCGATGCGTTTCGAGCTAAATTTTTCGTGTCAGAATTATTTAACTTCCTCGGGGCACGATTTCGCCACTCAGTTGCTGACGGGTGCGTTCATCACCCTGAATGGTTCTGTCCCTGGCGGCGCATATGTTCAGGTCATTGAACCTTTTGTTTGCGTCAGCGAAGATTTTACCGGCCTCAGTGACGAGTCTCAATATACCTACACTCAAGTCTATCAGCTGATTATCGAAGAGGCTCTGCCCTACATTGCGTTGGATCCTTGCGTCCAACGTGGCGATTGTCGTCAGATCTTCCCAGCCCTTGGCGTCGAAGCAAAACTCCCGCTTGGGGGCATTCTTGACGAGACCACCGGAGACATCTACGTTCCTGCGTATGACTGCGACGGTCAGCCCCCGGAAGACTACGATGCGTGTTACGGGATAAAATGGAGTAATGAACTGACACAAAGCGGTAACTGGGTCTTTATTTGTGACCCCGATTGCGTCTTCCTGGAGGATCCTCTCGGTCAACCGATTTATCTACTCTCTAACAATAGTTACACTGAAGATGGCCGCCTTGTTGTGACAATCTTTGACGCCAACACCAAAGAGCCCATTAGAGAAGTTTTCTACTGCAACACTGGCAAAAAACTGGCTCGGTATGCGGTGGAACTTTGGAACGATACTGTGAACAAAGTAGGAGCAATTTCTGCGAAAGCAACCAAAGACGCGAGCTGGTATCAGAGTATGAACTTTGGGGAGTTTGCGGTGGTTCTCGGAGGGTATCAATTCCTGTATGTGGACCCCCTCAATCCGGATTCTCCGCAACTTTCCATTGACGGGGGTGCCTTGATTGGAGTGCAGATGCAAACATTCATCCAAACCCCAAAGGGACGCTTCTATTACGTGGGGCAATCCCCGGTGGGTAAGGGTTGGATGTTAGAGGGCACGTTTGAGTTGGCTTCTGTGAACTCTTTGTGGAAGCTTGGGTGCCTTCCATGCACAGATGGCCTCAATACCCCGTCGCAACCTTGCTAATGCAGTCAGCTCAGCAGCTCTGGCAAAACTATCACGCCGCAATGAAAGCAGGAAACACCGACCTGGCAAAGCGTATTCTACGCAGTTTACAAAACTACAAAGGAAATCCCCCGCCTCCTCCAGGAGGCTGTGCCAAATGTAAAAAGAGGTTCTACTAATGTCAGACTCTACTGCAAAAGATCAAATTGTTCGTCAAAAAGAGTTTCTAGCAGAAGAAGCTCTTAAAGTGGCTAATGAGGCCATCGGTCTCCTGCAAGATCAAATGTCGGAGTGTTCAACTCGCGACCTCGTGCAGATTTTTTCAGCTTCTGTTAAAGCACATCGTGAGATTACCGAAGATATTGTGGTTTTGACTGCCAAAGAGTCCCCATCAGAGGAGTCTCTGGCAAAAGAATACGATGGCAAGGTTGAAGAGCTTTTGAAGCGCATCTCGAACTTCTGATATGCGACCTATCATCACCAAAGCCAGCTTGCTTGATGAACATAGTAGCTGGCGAAAATACATTCGAGGTATTCAAGAACTAGTCGTTATGGAGGCTCCTGCTTCTGTAATTGAGGAGTATAAATACCGAGCTGCGCGAGATTGTTTCCTCGCGTTTGCTGACATTATGAAGAAAGGCGATTTGAAAGTAGTCGCGTTCCATGAGATTATTGGGTCGGCATTTGAGGATTTAGCGAAAAAACGTTATCGGCGTCTAATCGTTTCATGTCCTCCTCGTTCCGGTAAATCGATGATGGCTTCGATGTTTGTGGCATGGCTTTTAGGCCGTGATCAACAGACTCAACACATTATCGCTTCTTATGGTCAGCAACTGTCTGGTAAATTTCACAAGGACGCAATCAGTTTCCTGAAGATGCCGGAATTCACTAAGATTTTTCCGGAATGGAAAGGTTTTTCCCGGGATTCCAAGTATGATATGCTCGGTGGCGGATACATCCTCCCCACTTCTGTTGGCGGCGTGTTAACGGGTTTTACCGCAGGGACTACAAATATCTCTAGTCCAGGCGTGGGGGCAATGATTGTGGACGACCCTCTAAAGGATTCGACTTCTACTGCTGCCCTTGAAGCTCTTGAAAGCTGGTGGGGTGAGCAGGCATCCACTCGACGCACCAACAACTGGTGTCAAATGGTAATTGCTACGCGATTCCATTCACATGATTTGCATGGAGTATTGCTGGAGGCAGACGGTGTATATGACGAGATTGAGAATCCAAATGGCTGGCGCTGGGTAAATATTGCGGGCTTAATCGAGACTGCAGAGCAGAGAGCGGAAGACCCACTGGAGCGCGATCTAGGTGAGTCTCATTGGCCGAGCAATACCGCCTTTACCGTCGACATGCTTATGGCCCAGAAAAAGACCATGGGTTCGTTTGCGTTTGCTGCTCTGTACCAAGGTAATCCGGTTGCGGCAGAAGGGCAGATTATTAAGGATAGCTGGATATGCCGTGTGGAGCAGGACCCTTACGTCAACTATGACTTGACTTGGCTCGCTGTTGACTGTGCGTTTTCTGAAAAAGAAATGGCCGACGAAACGGCTATTTGCGTAGCCTCCATTTCTCACTCCACCCCGGGAATAGTCTATATCAGAGAAATTATTACAGGGCGGCTGGGGTTCCCAGACCTCATTGCCAAGGTAAAACACCTGTATTCTTATTATGAGGCTCGGGTTCTTTGCATTGAGAAAGCAGCTTCCGGTCAGTCTTTGATCCAAATGTTGAAAAAAGAGGCGAAGATTCCCATTGAGGAAATGAAACCTTTGAAGTCCAAGACGGTGCGACTTCAAGCGGTTGCCCCTTTGATGGAGTTCAATCGAGTCCGTTTCCTGGAGGGAGAATGGATCGACCCGTTTGTAAAAGAACTGACAGCTTTTCCTTTTACGAAACATGACGATAGGACAGACGCTTTTACTTGGGCTTTGACCTATTTTTCCATGAAGCTGGATAAAGTTGATAAAGGGCTGCAAGATTCCATCATTCAGAACAAACGTTTTGTAGGAGAATTGACAAGACCTGGCTTTCAAGATAAAAACGTGTTTAGCAATTTGTCTAGAGGTCGTTTACGAATGTTCCCTGCTGACCATGCTTTTAATGACCCTGACTATGACGCAGTAAGTCAGGAAGCAGATCCTCGCTCTTCATTCTTGCGAGGTATTCGGAGTGGGCAGCGTAATATTGGCTGGGATCTCGATATGTGAGTGGTGATCTGGTAACCACCACTCTATAAAATAAAAGTTGCTGTTGTTCCTTCAACAGATTACCATGGCTATTAACCCTAATCCCGATAATGTCCCCAGCTTAATGCAGGAGGACTTTGGAACCAGAGTTTTGATTACCGATCTCGCAGCAGACCGCTACCTTGAGAAAGCGGCCAAGCATGGCACCGAGCGTTACTCACGATGGTGTGGTGGTAAAGATGGCTGGGATGACTACGCAGAGCGCCTACATTGACTGGTTACTAGAAAAAGACGAATGGTGGATGCTCTAGCATCCGGGTAAAATACGTCAGTCCCTGAGGCAGTCCTCCAATGTCACAGGATATAAGTCAAGGGGGTGAGCAGGATGTAGTCCTTCTAAGCAGCAAAGAGTTTTTATTACCCACCGACTGCCATCTCACCTTCATGTTAAATTCTAAGGAAAAGCGCAAGAACCGTCGCGCTGAGAATGCCCAGATGCTAGAACAATCCTACTCGAAAGGAATGGATGTTCAACCTCCCAAGTTCCTGACTTGGCGACAGGAAGAACTCTGGAATACACTCAAGCGCAACACCGTTACTATCGCTTCCGGTCATGCCGGAACTGGCAAAACTCTCATCGCACTTCACTACGGACTTTTCGGAATCGCTCAAGGGCAGTTCGACAAAGTTTATTATGTTCGTAGCGATGTCGGCGTCGAGTTCCAACGGGGAAGAGGTGCTTTACCTGGCGATTTATCTGAGAAAATCGCTCCGCTGATTGCTCCTGTTTTAGACAACCTACCTTGCATTATGCGCTCCCAAGGCGCTGCAGAATACCTTCTGAATAAGAAGATCATTGAGCCAGTGCTCCTCGAAGATATTCGCGGACGCTCCCTCAACGAAGCCTTTATTATCGTTGACGAATCGCAGAACTTCCTTCCTTCACAGATCAAGACCGTACTTACTCGCGTAGGTAAAGATTCCAAGATTCTGCTAATCGGAGACACCAAACAAACCGACATGGAAGTGTTCCGCCGTGAAAACGGTCTTGTGGACGCCATTCATCGGCTCCGTCACCTATCGGAGGTGGGGATCGTTGAGTTCGCCAAAGAAGACATTGTTCGCAACTCGGTTATCGCTCACATTCTAGATAGATACGACGACTAATGCGCAAAGACACAAGGTTTGCCCGACCGGACAGGGCGGAAATTGAATCCAAACTGCCGGCGGGCATCTTGTCGGACCCGCAAGCTCTAGGTGTGTGGAATATGATGCTTCAAAATGATGATCCCTCCGATGTTTCGCACACTTATCGCTCTTTCCGAGACAGTAAACATTGTTCTGTTCCGAGAGAGAACTTGAGAATTATGCGAGACACTATGGTCACCTCAATGCGAGAGGCTAATCGCCAGGATAAGAATCCTCGCAAAGAGAAGAAGAAAGGGATTCACTATCATTCCTATCCCGACGGCTGGATGCCAACACGCACCGGAGCTTGACATGAACCCGAAGAAAGAAATTGAGAAGCATCGTCTTCCTTGTGGCCCAATGGCTGTTAACATTCAGGGAGTTTGTCGGCGTCGGTTGAAAGATCAGTATGACGCGATGCTCGACAAATTAACACATGACATTCACCCGGTAGGCGTTGATGAGGATATTCTTGCAATGGAGGAGCAAGTGGAGATTCCAGAACCTCCAGAACCAGAGGAGACAGATAAAGAAAAGAAAGAACGGATGATCCGAGAAGGAAAGATGAAAGTCGATGTAAAGAAAGAGGTGCAGAAATACGAGGAGAAAGTGATGGGTAACAGTAAGCTCCTTCAGAACACCTCGGGTAAGATCAAAAAACGGTAATTAACCAACATGACTAACAGAATTGGGGGCGATTTTAACGCCGAAACCATCGAGGCATTTCGAGCTGCTTATGCACAGCAACTTGCCACTCCTGACGAAGATACGATTGCCAACAACTCAGGATTGCCAACTAATGTAGTGACAAATACTTCCCCGTGGATTGAGCATACGGGCTTGTGGAAGTACCCTAGCGGTAAAGGCCCAGATGACGATCTGAAGACCCCCTTCAACCCGAATGCCTATCTCTCTGACGAAGTTGTGGATGGGGACGGAGAAATTGAAGAAATGACGGATGAAGAGGTTGAGCACCTTGTGAATGAAATCACAGGTAGTCAAGAAGAAGAAGAAGAAGAAGAACCAGAGGGATAGGGTAAAAGGCAATATAGGTAAAGTTCGGCAACCATGGCATCTCTTCGCTCCCAAGAGACTATACAAAAGGAGTACGACTTACAAGCAAAACTCACCACACAAATCAACGTTACTCTTGTAGACGCTCATCCTGACTACCGTGCAAGGCTGGAAGACCATGCCGTATTTGCTAACGAGATTCGCAAGGTAGCGCCTGAGAAAACGATGGTGCTTCTTCATCACCGTCCTGAAATTATTCTCACAGCGGAGAGCGAGGAATATACTGTGTCTCTCGTAGTTAGAGACAATATGTGGCGGTTTTACGTAAATGAGTCTACGCACTATGAGCTTCCGGTAGAAATGACCGTGGGCGCTGGGCTCCTTCTGCGTAAAATGTGGAACGCTGTTATCCCTTGTTTGCCCGAGGGGTTTATTATTCGCGGTAAAGTAAATCCTAAGGACCCTGAGTCCGAAACCGTTGCCCGCACAAAGATTCAGCAAGCTTTGGGCTTTAGTCTTCCCCAAGCCGATGACAGCGTATTTGCTATCAAACGAGATGGTAAGATGGTGCCTCTGGAACTGGATGAGTTTGTTACTCTTACAGGCGTATCCCCAGATAACTTGCTTCAAAAATTCAATGTTCGAAAAATCGACTGGCAGGGGGCTTGATCATGTACGGTTCTTCTTTTGATTTTAGTTCGGTAACTTTACCCGGTGTTGGTGGAGGTATTAATGCAAGCAATGCCATCAGTGGTGCTCAGCTCGAAGAGATGAATAAATCTGGTAAAAAATGGCGCCCAGGGCCAGATGGCATGATGAGCAACCACAACGAAAACATTCTAAAAATGAATGCAGAGCATCGCGAGAAGCGTGCCAGTCTCGTCAATCGCGATTATAACGAAAATGCAGACAGTCAGTCTGCAATGAAGGAAATCTTCGATCGGAAAAAGTCTCGGATGTCTTCATTCAAGGAAATGAAGAAGAACGAATACGGATTTGCCGAGGGTGACTCTCAAGACTCCGAACTCCTAAGCATGCCACTGCCTTCCTTCAAAGAGGACCATAATTGTAAGGGACCCGGTTGCCCTATTTGCGCCAGCCAAAAATATGCTGAGATGTCATACCGTGAATGGAGCACCGAAAAGCGCAAGGCGTTGAAAGAGGGAAAGGTTGCCGGAGAATTCGCAGGGCCGGACATGTCTTTCCCCATTGCTGGCCCCGTTGACGTAGCCGCTGCCTGGTCCTCTGTCGGACGTGCCGCTAATCCTAGGGCCATCATGCGCAAGATTATCTCGATCGCGAAAAAGCATGGCTGGGAATCGGGTCTGCCCGAATCCGTCAAGAAACGTCTGGCAGCTGGTGAGTCTGGTTTGCCGACGGAGTAAGCCATGGTGGGTCTTGACATTTTAGGTGTAGTAGCCTCTTTTGCCACTATCATTTCCGGCCTTGGGTGGATCCTCGACCGAAACTCCAAAAAGTTTGCCTCAATGCAACAAGCAAGTTCCGATATGCTTGCTAACTTCGGGACCAAAGTTGAGAGACTTGATCAAACTCTCACTGAGGTTCGCGTTACACTCCCTGAGAAGTTTGTAACCAAAGAGGAGCTTATGCTTCACATTCGTGGCGAAGAAACCTGGCACGCTTCGATTGACCGCCGACTCGATGACATTCGAGAAGAACTTTCATCCTTACGGGAGTGGAAACACCGATGATTGATTACGACTTTGAAAGATTGAAAGGCCTCGGTTGGTCTGATGATTTCATCGAGAAGATGAAAGATGACCCTTGCTGGAAAGGCTATCAAGCCATTGGCATGAAAACTAAGAACGGCCGTAAAGTGCCCAATTGCGTGAAGGTGAAGTCCGATTCCGACCACGGAGAAGGTGACGTGGCCACTGCCAAAATGACTCCGAATTACTTACCGAAAGAACCCGGTAAGGGCGACGAGAAGAATCCTCAAATGAAGGAGGCGGGTATTAGAATGCCCCGTATGGAGGAAATCGAAAAATCGTCTAATCGAAACAGTCACCTGGCAATGGCCGCTGCCCCGAACTACGCAGAGACCGAAGATTACTCCGACCGTTTCTACTCTGACGAACCCAACGGTAATATGTTGATCACGCAACTTCGTGTTGCACGAGAAAAAATTGATATTATGCTTGGGATGCTCTACCCGGATGACAATTTGGAGCCTTGGGCAGCCACCAAGATTGCGAATGCAGGTGTTGGCCTGGCTAGCGTTGCCGACTATCTACGATTCGGAGGAGAGTCATGAACCCGGAACTGCACCATCGCTGGAACAGCGAGAGAACACCAACACGTGGGTCGGATGTGCCCGTAGAGAAAGATCCGCAAGCGGCGGTCCCTGAGAATAAAGTGACCCTGAAACAAAACAAGCCGAGGTAGTTATGTTTGGCGATTTCCCCGATGACTTGCTGGAACAGTTCAAGCGTGATTACGCTGAGAGGCAAGCCATGGCCCTTGGCTATCCTATGCCCAACTTCGCTGATAAAAGTGAGATGGCTTGTAATAAACCCCGTGCAGAAGCACACGGAGGAAAAAGCCACGTGGTAAAAGCCTGTGAAGGAGGGAAAGAAAAGTTAATCAGATTTGGAGCGAGGGGGGTTGAGGGGTCCCCTAAAAAAGAGGGTGAATCTGAAGCATACCGTAAGCGTAGAGAATCTTTCAAAGCACGGCACGCTAAAAATATTGCTAGAGGAAAAATGTCAGCAGCCTATTGGGCCGACCGAGTAAAATGGTAGGGTAAAACCCTACATAATGTCCCCGTTCGGCGATGCGTAAGGATTCGATCGATAACAAGGCTCTTGAGCAAGCCTACTTAATCTACAAAGAACACGGTCACCAGATCGTTGACTACGACTTTTCGCATCCGCCAACTGACTATAAGCGCAATACGGTCGAGGAGCCAGAAGCCAACTCCAAGATCCGCCAAGCTTTTGCTGAGCTGACTCCTGCCAACGTAATGCAGGGCGATAAGTACGAGGATCTTGAGAAGCAAGCTCATGCCCTTAACCTCAAGATTGATAAACAACAAGACAAACTCCGTGTCTGCCGCATGCGTGGAAACTTCCAGGAGTTTCACCGTTGTATGCAAGAAATGCAGGATATGATCAAAGAGAAAGAGCGCTTGGACGCTAAGATGGCTGTGGCTGCCCCTGGCGGTAATGTTGGTCAGAAGCAAATAACCGATTACAATCGCACCTACGAGCAAGAATCTAGCTACTCGGAAATGGAAGAAATTGGGTCTCAGATTGAGGCTCTCGAAGAAGCAATGAAAGCATATATGGAGCAACAGGGGTAAGAGTAAGGACCGTGTCTTTACACGGTTCACCACTCGCTCGTTAGCAAATGTCTGCTGTCAAAATTATCTTCAAGCGTTCCAGCCTTTTGGGCAAGCGTCCAACCGGAGCGAACCTTGAGCCAGGGGAAATCGGTCTCAATACCAACAGCAACGACCCTGGCCTCTTCTTCGAAGTTAACGACGGCAGCGTTGTAAAAGCAGGCCCCACCGCATACCTCCCTGAAGCTCCTGCGCAGATTCCGGCTCGTGGTGAGCTGTGGGTGGATAAAGACACAAAAGCTCTTAGTATCGGCGACGACGAAGGTAACTGGCAAAAAGTTGCTGCACCCTACCTTGGCGGCACCAATGGCCTCACTGTGTTTGTGGCTCCCGAGTTTCCGAGCGCAACGGACTCTCTGGCAAATGATGGTCAAACCGTTCCGTTTATCACCATCAATCGTGCCATTCTCGAAGTATCCAAATATATTATTCAATCCGCCATTAACGGCACAGCAACCGGAAATAATCGTTATTTGATTGTTCTTGCCCCTGGGCAGCACTGTGTGGTCAACAGCCCAGGGGCAAACGCAAACTCCTTCTCTCTGGATCTGTCCAACCCTTACACTGAAATAACCCAGGATATTCTGGCTGCTTTTAACCCTGAGGGTGTAGGCGGTTTGGTGCTTCCTCGCGGTGTTTCCATTATTGGTCTCGACCTTAAGAAATGTGAGATTCATCCTACATATGTACCGAAGTATACTCATCCAGCATTCCCGCCGAACTATCAGCAAGAGCCTCTCGGCCCGGTATACGAAAATCAACCCCTATCCTCTATCTTTAGGTGGTCGGGCAACACCTATGTCTCCAACTTTACGGGGCTGGATAAACTCGATTATCGTCTTGTGACTAAGGTTACCCGCCAGGTAGGTACCGACTGGGCCATCTTCAAATCGTCCCGCCCCCACGGCCTTAACTTCAACGATTTTGTTCAAATCACGTACAGCGATTCGGCTGACCAGGTAGGAGCTGATTTTAAAAGCCGTGCTTATTATGTCTATCCTTTAACAAGCTATACTTTCGCGGTATCTTATGGCTATTGGGATGGCCCGGATGAAGCACCAGTGCCTTATTCCGAACTCCCTGCATCTTATTTTCTGACATCGGACATAGAAGATCCGAAGTTTGAAGTATATAACATATATCCTTATTACTCTCCAACTGATGGTGAGTCCTACGAGCTTTCGTCGTACTCCCACCACCGCCTGAGCGTTCTCAAGAATGTCTCCCTGCCGCAGCTGAACGACTTCTACGTAAAGGTCCAAAAGGCGTTCCCCAATGTTTTTCTTGGCCAAGTGAACACCACATTGGCATCTCCACCGGAGTATGACATTGTAGCACCCACTCTTGGAGATTACCCGAATAACCTTCCTGCCAATAGTACAGACAACTCCTCCCCATATCAGAATGCAGTCAACCACCGTTCTGACTATGGTATGGCAAATGGTGACTACGATGGTAATATCGTCGCAGGTTTCAAGTCTGTAATCATCAATGCCTCTACAGCCGTTATCCTTCAGAAGGATCCAGTTGCCTATCAGCTGTACTCAACCTCAAGTCAAAACTGGATTCAGTTGACCCAGTATACTCAGCAAACACGGGGAGGAGCCGATCCAATTACTGCCATTCCCACAAAGTATCAGCTGCAGAATCTCAATGACGCCTCCATTCCAAATATCCGTTATTACTACACCACTCTCTCAATCCTGAATGAGGATACCAACCAGCAGCAAAGCATTGGTGTTCCAGACCCAAATAACGATTTTCGTCATTTCGGCTTCCGAATCAGTGGCCCCAACTCTTATATGCAGGCGCAATCCACCTATACAATCGGTGCTGCCATTGCCTGTTGGACGAAAGATGGCGCCATCATGTCTCTGACAAACGCAACAACAAACTTTGGTTCTGTTGCATTCCAGGCAGAAGGTTTCGCGGGTCTTGGAACACTCGGAGGGGCTAACCAAATCAACCGTGGTTTCCTGCTCCCTGGTATCATGCGTCCACTACAGCTGCTGGAAGAATCTGTCACCTCCGATGAACAAAAACGGATTATGTTCCTCGGCAGTAAAGTCGTCAAAGTAGCCCCCGACCCGAACGATCCAGCAGTTCAGCAGATTTATTTGCAACGTTCTTTCGATCCAGCCTCCATCCTTCCGTTCTCCCTGAAACCAGGCTCTGCGGTGTTTACATCCGATGGAACCTGTACGTATCGAGCCTTCTTTGTCACAGATGGTACTCCCACTTGCGTTCTGACGGCAGGACCCACGGAGAATCCTTCCGAAGGTGGGGCAATCCTTCGCGTCAGACTCTCGGATTCTACCATTCCTTCGATGGAATACGATAGTGGGTCCATCACGCTTGACATTCCCTATATTCGTCGTTTTATTGATCCCCGAACCCCCTCTGAGAAGTCCTACGGGTTCTACGTACAATCCACAAACCCAACCTCCCAAGCTCCTCAGCTCGGGTCAGTTCTTCGCCTAAACCAAACTGGTCAGAACCTTTCGAACACCCTCAAGCGTAACTTTCAGTTTGACCCTGGACAATATGGCGGTATCTCGCAAGTATTTACCGTAGACTTGGTTGAGACAGAACAGTACTCTGTGTCGGCAAACTTTAACTACAAGATTGCAGATTCGTCGCAGGCAACCAATTATGTTATTTATGCAACCTTGACAGACGCAAGTACGCCGTGGGTTCAGTCTGTCCCGTCAGATCCGACCGACCTCGACAGTCCCCTGGTGCCATTTTATAATCCGCAAGGTGCCTATATCACCTATAACAACAAGAACTACTACGCTGCCGAGAATAATCTCTGGACCTCGCTGTATTACGAAACAACATTCAATTCGATTAACGGCCCCACAAAAGTGTCGCCAGAAAAAAGTGATTCACCTTTTGTGGTCTCCAGCGTTCTCGAGAAAACCGAGTTAGTCACCGAGTCTTGGCAAGGGAAACTCGCTCCCGACCCCTACTATGATTACTACGTAAACGGTATTCCCGCCCCCTATAACGCTAACCTATCGTATATGCGTGGTGCGGTCATTCCTTACACTGAGTTCGCTCCTCAATACCAGATTGACGACGACGATAGTTCCCCCGATTTGGGCATTATTTTTAAGCGCACTGCTCTTGAGGGGGACCCTATCCCGCTTGTTGCCCCTACTTCCACAGTGCAAACAGCGCAAGCAATGACAAGTCCCTACGTGGCCACTCCCACGTTTGGTCGTCCCCTTGTGGCTCAACTTGAGTTGCTATCTGTACAACAGGTTGTTCTGCCGAAAGAAGGAGTTAGCATCCTGCAACTTAGCAATGAGGACATAGACGCTGTCGAATACGTTCGTGTAATTTCACTTAACTCTAACGTCTTACGAGTCATTCGCAACTATTACCCTCAGTATTCCGTAGGAATTCTGCCAGCGCAATGGCCGAGTGGTACCGTTGCCAAAGTCTGCGTTTCTAGCGGTTATCCAGAACCCTCCGTGTACGACCCTGACTGGGCTCCTACGAAAACCACAATGTATCGCTTCTTCCAGTTGATGGGATACGCTCCCTCGCTCATTGCCCAGTATCTTCTTCCTAAGTATTCCGGTGAACGCCTCCTGCTGAACACCAGCTTGCCCCTGTCTCCGATTAACGGTTACGCCAACCTGACTGCCCCCTGGCCGATTGAGTTTAACAACCCCTCCGCCATCATCGCTAATACCCACACTTGGCAGTACGTTGGATACTTCGACTACTCTCGCGGTCTACCGAAATATCAAGTTAACCAGATCTCCAAGAAACTGTCGTACGACTATCTCTGTACAACCTCTTGGGGTGGCCGCCTAACTGTTATGGGCGCCGACGACACTGGCTCCCTCGTTTTCCTTGGCCCTATTCGCGAAGCACTCACCGCCCAGTATTACGTAACAGAAAGCCCCCTGTCCTACGCTGCCGATCGCCAAATCTACAAGAGCCCCGATCCCGTCGTTCTACCCAATCCCGTCCTGGTCTACTCCTCCGACGATATCTCAGGTCAGTTCGATGGAGTTCGCCAGGTCTTTACACTCACACGAGGTACTTTTAATATCCCCGTATCACAACTTTCCACCAATAGTACATTTGTATTTTTAGGGGGAGTTGTTCAGAAGCCTAACGAGGCTTACATTATTCGTGGTGACTCCACGGGTGCCACAGCCCCAGAGATCATTTTCTCCGAAGCGCCTCTGGAAGGAACCAGCTGCGACATTCGCATCGTAACTTCGGACGACACCGAGCAAACAATGGAAGTCATTTCTTTCACTCTTGGCCCCGCATTCGACGGTATCCAGACGACCTTTACCGTTAGCCCGGATCTTCCGCAACTTACCAACTTGAACTCTTTCCTGTTCTTAAGTGGTGTTGAACAGAATCCCGCCGGTCCCGCTCAGACCTCTTCCGCCTACTTGCTCGACTCTTCTTCTGGCTCTCTTTCCCTGTCATTTATTGGTGGCGCACCGCAAGCAGGTACCGTTCTCGATATGCGCGGTATCTTGTCCGGCGAGCGTTATCGTAATGCCGGTGTTTCCACGGTATTTGTCTCGTCTGTGGACGACATTGCCCCACTCTTTAACAATACTGTTCGCACTTTCCCGCTCCTGATTAACAACTTGCCGCTGGACCCTAATAAAGTTAATAAAGAGAATATGTTCGTCAGTCTTGGTGGCGTTATGCAGATTCCTGTGGCTCAAAAGGGTGATTCCTTGGCCGGTCTAGCCTACACAGTTGGTATCAATTCCGTAACCAAGAGTCTGGAAATCACTTTCGCCGTTCCCCCTGCCACAGGCACCACTTGCAATATTCGGATCATTACTTCCGACGAGTTCCTCACTTGCCCGATTCCTGAGCAGCTTTACAACACCGCGCTGCAAGATGGTCCCGGAATCACCGTCAACGAGAACAATCAGATTGTTGACATCGACTCGGGTCTTTTCAGCTGACCGGGTAAAACCACTTAAACCTTCTCGGGTCTACCGAGTCGTAACGACGCCTAGTCACCATGCCATTCCCAGCAAATAACGTAACCCCCATTCAGCTTCTGCGGTCGCTTGTGCCAAACAAGCGCCCAGACCCGGCCAAGTTACTGCCAGGACAAGCTGCCGTAAATACCGCCTCCAACCAGCCTGGATTCTTCGTTGCCGACAGCACAGGAACCAGTCTCGTCAAGATTGGCCCTTGCACCATCGGGGACTATCCCCCCAATAGTAATCAAAAAGTCCCCGACCCTTTTGGGGGTCCTGACATTTATTACTGGGGCAATGAGTCTTCTCCGGCAGCCCCTGGAAACACTCTTGGAGAACTCTGGCTGGATACCACCTCGACCGTTGACTCCCCTGGACCCAAGCTCAAGGTATGGGATGGCTCACAGTGGATCAACTGTATGCCTTACACCTACGCCAACACTATTGTCTCAAACGTTGAGCCTGCACTCGGCACACACCCTGATGGCACCCTTTGGTGGGATTCTGGCACCGGTTTGATGTACGTGTTGTATAATGATGGTGACAGCCGTCAGTGGACGCAGGTTTCCGGTAATCCTGTCCAGTAACCGGGTAAAAACAGTTAACAGGACTCCGAGAGAAAAGTAGCAATGGCCGGTATCCCACCGTATAATCCCCAAGCTCCGATTCCAAATAATCCGTTTTATAATCCGGATGCGAATCGGTACAATTTGTCCTATCCCACTGGACAGCTGATTTTTGGCGCCAACTTTTTTGTTGACTATGCCACCGGTCGGATTTCCGTCTCTCCGAATCCACCCAACAATGGCACAGTAAAGCTGATTGTTGCGGGCACCGGAATTGTAACCTCCCCCGTTGGCGGTATTACAACTACCGGAAGCGTTGCGCTGAAGACGATCCCAACAGTCACTCCGGGGTCTTACACCTATCCAACAATCGCCGTTAACCAGTACGGCAAAGTCACTCTGGCTGCCAACGGACCAACACCGGTCATGACATTGACTGGTGTTTTTCCGATGTATGTTACGGGTGCAAACCCGAGTGTGAACCTTGGTATTTACCGAGGGACAGTAGCCGCGTCTGGCGCCGTTGAGCTTATCGACAGCGTTGGGTCCACCGATAACACTCGTGCTCTGACCGCACTTCAAGGTTTCAACCTTGGTATGCAGATGTCGTTCATCGGCAACGGCCTGGCCAACCAAGTTCTCGCTGGTGTTGTCAATGTTGCCACTGGCGACGTGACTTTTCTCACCCCTGACGGCACAGTTCCTGTTCCCGCTTTTGCTGTTGGTAGCCCCCTCCCCGCTGCAACTGCCGCATACGACGGATATTATTTCTACACTACCGGCACTGCCACCTATACACCCCCTGGTGGAGTAGCTACCGCCTGTGTTCCTAACGACAAGGTCATCTGCATCAATGGTGCCTGGGTCGTCATTCAGTCCGGTCTTCGCTTGGTTCCGGCGACTACGACTGTATGGGGCGTAACGACCTTCGCGACTCCGGCAGAGACCCTAGCTCTAACCGTTCCGAACAAGTCGGTGACACCGTTTGACTTGGCCGGTATGGTTGCCTCCGAAACCCAAGTTGGTTTCGTCGAGTTGGCTGATGATGCTGAAACCCAGGCATTTACAGACAATACTCGAGCCGTCACCGCCAAGGGTCTTGGCTCTCTGCAAGCGTCGCCATTGACACGTGGACTGGTGCTTCTCAGTGACTCCACCGCCAACCCTCTTACCACCGAAGCACCCACTTCCAACGCCCTTAAGATCTATCACGATTCGACTCTGGACACAGCGAACGTGACCGCCAAGGGCGATTTGATTGTGGGTCTTGGCTATCAGACCCCTTTCTCTCTACCTCTCGGAACCACACGTTCCCAGCTGACGGTTGACACCACCAAACCTGCCCAAGGTTCTCTAGACTGGACCGTAAGCCAGTCCCTGGTTTCTTGGCCTGTTGGTGCCATTATTTGGTACTTGGCCCCACTCGCCCCCACAGCCCTCTGGCTCGAATGCGATGGGCGCCTTCTTGATGCAAGCCCACTCGACCAATACTATGAGCTTTATACTCTGATTGGTACGACTTACAACCAGCCTGGAGACCCCGCTGGTTTCTTCCGTATTCCGGACCTTCGCGGTGTATTCGTTCGCGGCTTCAGCTCCGGTGGCCCGAATCCGACCCCCACTGCTCTCGACCCTGGCCGCACCTTTGCGAGTTTGCAGGCGGATGCTTATAAACAGCACAACCACACTGTTACAGACCCTGGGCATATCCATCAGTTACCTCTGCCGGAGCACGCTCACCCGTCTAACTCCGGAACTGTGCAGCACACTCATGTTAACACCGGGGTACACAGCCACTACACTTCGCTTGGTCTAACAGATCAGTTGTCTGCCGGGGGCACCCCTGTTATGTACAAGGGCAACAACTGCTATGGTGCCCCTCAGGGACCGAACTCTAATTGCGTTAAGACAGGTATTACGCAAACTAACGCCGCAGTTACCAATCTGGCTCTTAGCCCTAGTACAACAGGTCTAACAGTAGACATTGTTACCACCGGCCTTACCGTGGACAACTCTCCGCCGTCTCCACCATACCCTGACGAAACGCGACCCTATAATATTGCCCTGCTCCCAATGATCAAGTTCCGCA